GACAGGATATTGAGCTGCAGCTTCCTGTGAATTATTTGGTTGCGGCTTTGGGCGGCGAGGTCCCTGTCTCGACATTAGGTGGTTCGGTTACGATGAAAATTCCTCCCGGAACGCAGAGCGGAAAAATTTTTCGTCTCAAAGGGAAAGGCATGCCAAGCCTGCGCGGCGGTGCAGCAGGAGATCAATATGTCCAGGTGATGGTTGAAGTTCCCAGGAAACTTTCTGGGGAGGAAAAAGAATTGTTGCAGAAAATCGCTGATCTCAAAGGCGTTGATATCGGCGGCGGCAAAGGCAATGAAACACCTTTTGAGAAGGTGAAGAAGATATTTCAATAAAGTCACAAGACACAGGACACAAGACACAGGACACAAGACACAAGAGAAAGGCAAAATCGAAGTTAAGAGCAAAACAGCAGAGCCAGGGATTAACTATTTTAAGATTTTTGATTTTATAAGGGATGCTTTTTGGTTATAGGTTTTTGTGTATTGTGGTTTTGTTTTTCCATGTGTCTTGTGACATGTGTCCTGTGACGTTTTAACGGAGTTAAAACCAATGCCGACCTACCAATACGAATGTGACGATTGTGGTTATCGACTTGAAATCATGCAGTCGATGACCGAAAAAAAATTAACGCAATGTCCTCATCTGACAATTTCCTACCCTTTTTACCTTTTTTAGATTCAGATATTTTTCGTCTGGTCTCCTCTGTTTGCTTTCTCCCTTTGCATGGGTGACCATTTTTAGAAAAATTATCTGCTAATGCTATCGATATCTTTTTTCGTATTTCCTTTGGAATCTTTTTTCCTTTCCAATAGGTCGTATATTGCTTTGGTTTACCTTTATGAGCCTCTGCTATTTTCCTTTTGTGTTCTTCGCTCTTTGGTTTTCCCTTCACTCCTACTGGATATGATCCACCTCCCACAATTTCATTTGCCAGATTCTCTACCCCAAATAATATTGTCAAATGTAGGATCACTTATCATATAAACATAATGATTCATCTAGTTACTCGTATAAACTAAACCTTCATTATTATTTATTTAATGATATATTTTAAGGGATTACTAGCAGCTAAGATTCTAAAATGAATCAAAGAGGTCAGGATGTGTCTTTGCAGCGGACGTAGTGGGTGTTATTCGTCTAAGTTGTGCTTGACGCAGTTTCTCTTTATGTTCATCGGAAAACTTCCTGCCCTTCAAAGACTTAGAAATGTTTCGTTTGTGTTCTTCTGTTAATCGCCTGTTATTATTAGACATTTACTGATATCCTCTGGAATAAGAAGTAATCGAAAAAGAAGGATGCTGTGCAAAACAAGTCCTCTTCCTGTGCCTGATAATCAAATGTCAATTCCCCAATGTTCTGTAGAATAACGTGATAGTATGTAAACTTAAATCTTGGATTATCATAAGCATCATATGCTTCAAGAAAAGCGGTAGTGTCGATAGATGCAGCATCTTTGTCTTTCAAGGCTATGTTGTTTCTATTATTAGAAATATAATTTGCCCATCCTAACAAGGCAAAATAATTTGACCAATCCTCTGCTACACGGAACTCCACTTGAATCGGCTGGAATTCAGGAGGATCATGTATAACCCGGGTTCGTAGATTCTGATAGTTGATAGGTTCCTCTGTGAAGTCCAGCCCAGGAAGAGTACATCTAGTAAGATGAAAACGCATATTATTTACTGCATGAACGCTTTGCCCTGACAGGGCCGGAATCCTCGTAAAGGAGAAATACCATTTATTTTGTGTAGCTAGATTTGATACGGATCTTTCCATTCCTCTCCCTCCGTTGGATCATCATCAAAGATAGGAACCATCAATTCGGGCTCATCTTCGGGCTCTTCATCTTCCTTTTCTGGTTTTTCTGCTTTCATATATTTGGCTAGATCCTGAATTTTCTTGTTTGTCAATATTTTTCTACGGTGTTGTTCTACATCATCGGGAATTTCTTCTTTTTCTCCTTCCTGTTCCTTTTCTTTTCTCTTCATTAATTTTATCTTTCTTTTTTCTTCATCACTTGCGGGTCCTCTCTTTTGTCTCATAACACCCATTATACTGGCTACATCAAAACCTAATTTACCTTTTTTGTATAGATCCCATGTAAAACATGCCCAATATGCTGCAGCAACATGATCATCAAGGGCACCCTGTCCAAAACATTTACCATTTTCTTCAACAAAACATGAGATTTGCTTTACAGTTTCGTAATCAAAAAAGTGTACCTTTTCTGCCTCAACTTCTTGTTTCCATATAGTGACAGCTATCTCTTTACTTTGTTTTGTAGATTTTATACCTGGTTCAAATCTTTTTTTCTGTCCCTTTGGTTTCCAATTAACAAGATTTTCGTATTCAACATCATTCCATAAGATATCAGCTACCTGGAACCCTTCAGCATTATTTTCCACTGCAACTAGAGCATCATTATAATTCTTACCAATTGAAAATAGAATGTGCGAGAATTGTCTAGGAGCTATAGTATTAGTCGAAAATACTGCGACTTGTTTTAGCCATTCTTTTGAATGATCATCCTCATCGGCTGTGGGTTCTTTAACTATTCTAAAAATCTGAGCAACACTATCATTAGCTCCGACACCCTTAGAAACATCAGCACCAATGATATATTGTCCATTTTTAACGGGCGGTTCTAGAACCCGGAACTGTCCAGAACCGTCAAATGCGTCTATTGTTTGTATTGAATTCTTCGGTGGAAGTGTGCTCTGAAGTCTTTGAATATCTTCAGGAAGAATGACAGTAGAAGTAGATCCAATAAACTGATTACCATACTCCCGATTCCATTTGGTCATTGAACCCAAGTTTTCGATCATGTTCCGGCGCCATTCTTCATCTCTTCCTGGAACCGAATCCCAATCCACCTGCGTCGTAACAAACTCATTTCTACCAGCTATAGCATCCATCCATAGATCATAATATAGATTACCAACGCCCATAGGAGTAGAAATAATGATAACATTACCACCCTGAGAAACTGTAGGAAAGATTGCGGACCACATTTCCTGTGCCATGCTTGGAGGATCTACTGAAGCCATTTCATCAAATATCAATAATGAAATTGAACGTCCACGAAATGTATAGGGTGTAGTGGCAGCACATTCAATTCTTGAACCATTATCGAAAACAATCGTTGATACATTATAATGAACCACACCAGGTTTCATGTAGTCTGGTAGATTCTCATATATTGTTCTGATTCTATTCAGGAAGTCCTTAGAAGAATCAAACTTATTACTAGCAATCCCAATAAACAGATTCTTATTAAACATCGCCTTCCATAAAGCATAGACTGCGACTACTGTTGTCTTTCCAGATTGTCGACTTGACAAACAAATGTTAAACCTGAAATTCTGGAATTTCACTAGAAGTTCTTTTTGGTGACTATATGGATCAAAGTCAATGATTCCACCAACCGGATGTAACACTTTAACATGTCGGCAGAAGTTATGAACATTTTTACCACATTTCGCCAGTTCCTTCAATTCCTCTTCAGAGAATTCTCTAAGAAGATGGGGTTTAAGAACCGGAGATGCAAACTGTCGTTGTTGATCCACTTAAAATCTCTCCTTCCAGTTGTTTTATTTCATCATCTACGTCTACTTCAATCATTTCTTGCTTAGCCTTTTCCAAGGCCTCTTCCCTTGTCATTATCAATACATTATCTGCTCGTATTGTACCTGGTATCTGATTTGGGTTTTGTGCCTTTAGTCTCGCTACCTTAACTTTTTCTGCCTCCAATTTTACTCTCGCCATCTCTATCTGTATTTTCTTATCATAAAAATCGTTCTTTTCCGCACCCAACAAAACCCCATTTAGTTTTTCTATTGTTTGTGATATACTAGTAATAGTGTGTGATGCCGATTGAAACATCATAGCCGATCTTGATCCTGATTCTAATTCAGATCTAAGATGTGCTAAGAACCTGAAAGCATCCTTCAGGGCTTCTTTTGCTACACGTTTTATGTATTCTCTAGGATCATCATCCTCCAGGGCTTCTAGCCTAGCTTCAATATCTGCATTTAATGCTTCCCATTGTTGTGCCACATCTGCTGATGAGCTCGGATTGTCTCCTATAGGATTCAGGTTTAGCTCAGTTTCAATGCTAGATATATCGATATCCTTGGTTCTTCTACGAGGTTGTCTGGAAACCTTTTTCTTTGTTTTCTTTTTGGTTGTCTTTTTCTTTTTAGCCATTATGGTTTCCTTTCAATTATGAGGGCTCATCTGGTCCTATAGACCATGCACCAGATGTTGGTCTGGTCGAGCCCTTTGCATCCCTTGTAATTAGAACAGGTGCTAGTGGCCAATCTCTTCTATGAGAAAGATTTCGCCCTCCCGAAATTGCTACAGTATCTCCAGCAGATAGTCTTGTATCACTATTAATATCCATATACACTGGAACTACACCGCTTGTAGAGGTCCCGGGTATGGGTGCTGTGTCATCTTCACTAATGTTGTTGGTCCATATATCAGCAAAACTACCAGAAGTGCCCACAGCTTTAGATGTAATGCTAGCATATCCAGAAACATTACTACCTGTCTCTATACAGTTAACATATACACCCCACCTATATCTAGGAAAATCGTTTGAGATTTTAAAACCAGCGTCACACCGTATTGCTAGACAATTAATATACCACACTACATCAGATGTACCATGATAAAATCCCACAGAATTATAACCAGATGTTCCTGAAACTATACAATTAGATGCTATTTGCCAGTCACCCAAGTAAAATCCATATGCCGCTGCACCAGTTTTTCTATCGATTTTAGCAAAACAACTATCATACCATGTATAAAAAGTGCTGGGGGAAACAAAAGGAACATCTCCTACATCTGTTCCACCAATATCTGCTTGTAGTCCACGTACATGAGTCCATTCCTCATTAATATTCAGACCGTCTTTTGTAGTGCTTTCGAACCTAACCTTACTATCATCCCAATAACCTTCATGTTGGTGTCCTGATGCTGCCGATATTACAATATTGTGCCATGCATCTGGTGTCCATCCAAACACAGAACAAAAATTAAATGCTCCTGAAACGGTATTTCTACATTCTGCCACCTTACAATATCCACCAATTTTAAGATCAATTCCTAAAGACGCGGATCCAGCAGGAGCAGAAGACTCCCAGGTTGATAGTTCTGTGTAATCTCCTGTTCCTCCTTTATCAACTACGCTAATATATCTAAGAATACATTGATGGGCTCCACGAGATACAGAAGGTGCCTGTCTACGAGTACCACAGATATCATAATCCACCGGATAATCTGGGTGGTCTAACAATGATACTACACCCGATCGTCTCGGCAAATTATCTGCCGCGGAGGCTGCATCAGCATCCGATTGATAAACTTCAAATTTTAATCGGAAATCAAATTCAGATGGATTCTGGAATAAGGCAGTTCCAGCAGATATTGCACTCGCCCCTGGAGCAGTACCGTCATCTGACATATTACCCGCATTATCACCATGGGAACAATTACTATATGAATTTGTAGTACATCTCTGTGCCAAGTTATTAATTAATATTGCTCCAGAGGCCGCTTCAGAATATATACCTGTGTTACAATCAATTACAGTATTATGTGCAACAACTGTTCCGGTACCCACTATATAGATTCCGACCTGAGTAGACCCACCAGATAGACCATATATAATATTATTAAACAGATATGATGGACCATATGAACGAATTCCTATTTTGTTGGATGAACCATCGCTTTTGACTAGGCAATTTCTAACGATCGATTCATCCCCTGCCCCACCAACAAATATACCTTCAAGCGCATCTGAACCAGAAATTAGAACCTGCATAGATTCAACTACTGTGTATGGCTCATCAATATAAAAGAATTCGGCAGAAGTTGTAATATGTCGAAATTTTGTGTCATCCCAAACACCTTTGTGAGCATGTTCTGGATCAGCAAGTATATAGATATAATAAAGGTCACTAGTGTCCCACCCACCAATTAACATGTTAGATGTATCGGGAGCACCATTGGTTGACTTACAGACCACTGTTTCTATGACTTCTTCAACTGTAAGATCTCTCTGCCTGTCAGATTCCCATGCCGCCAGAGAACTATAATCTCCTGTTCCGCCCGTATCCACAACAACAATATCCCATGGTGGTGACCATGGACCCATTGTGCTTCCAGCAGCAGGAGCATGTTCAGAATCCCATGAATCTCTGTTAACCATACCGGTTCCACCGGGATGCTGCTGTCGTGCTTTTCCTACTATATCATATGCGACTTCTGGCACCAATCCGTTTGCTGATGGATTTGGTTCTCCCCATCTAGCAGCAAACCATTCAAATCTGGATAATCTAAAATCATAAGCAAATTCATCTCTAAAATGTATCCGTGTTTTGTTTAAGAATCTAGTGGAATTCCTTCCAGGGTTCCAACCATGATAAGTGACTCCCGGTACACCAAGATTATAATCAGTCGATGGGTGTGTAACACCTGTCTCCGGCTCCATAGGATCGTCTGCTCCGGAAACTATATTATTCCTTACTATCACCGTTTTGAAGGCATCCGCCAAACTAGTCGCGTCCCAGTTAATTATATCTGAACCATCAGCGCTTAGACTTAAAGCAGTATTATTTAAACAATATCCAGACGTGGACACTGCTGGATTACCTCCCCAGGGATCTAGATCAAATACAATAGCATCCATTGCCCGACGACCGGCGACAATATTATTATATGCTTCTAATTTTCCTTGTGATGATGCAAACGAAACAAGTCTAGCAACAGATGAGAATCCAGCATTTGGATTAATTTTAAAACAATTACTAATTCGTCCATGGTAAACATTTCTGAAATATGCCGCATAAGTGCCACCCGTATGAGTTCCATCAAACTGAATACCATCAACAATAGTATAATCTTCATAAATATCTAAAGATTGTGTATTCATAGATTTTATTGTATATGGTGCTCCTGCACCCGAAGGCTGCCAATATGCTTTGGGACGATATCCAGACATACCAGAAATAGTAATATTATGTGCTGAACTACAGTTCCATCCATTAATATTCAAATCAAACCCACTAAAATCATCAACCGAGCCGCTTGTAGATCTACACGCCGCAATAATATTCTGTTTGGCCACGCGGAGATCCCTCTGAGAATCTGCTTGCCATGTCTGTAGTGACGTATAGTCTGTTCCGGGACCATTGTCAGGATCAATAATATAACGACTTTTAAATCCTGCAATATGATCTGCTCCAATATCCCATGAGGCCCTGTCAGATCTATCATCATAGTCGCAGTCATCGGTGAATGGAAATATAGAATCCAGAGATAAATCTGCTCCCGAAAAGACTATCTTACTATCGGTGCTATCTATATGAAAATCATTTGCCGGGGATCCATTTGGATCAATATAGTCTGGTGATCCTAGGTTATGTATCGCGCTCAATCCCGGCGCCGTCGCATCATTTGCAGAATAATTCAATACTGAAGCTGTCGTATTCCATGTTCCAAAGAACTCAACTTTATCTGAAATTAACGCGGCCGTGTAATCCGACATACAGTTCTTGGCAATAGCTGAACATCCCGAGCTCTGAAATCCTTTACGGCAATACGGTGCACTACAATTATAAAGAATAGGAGTACCAGTATCATTGATAACACGTATTGCAGCACCACAAACCGACGTCGTCCCACCAAGAAAGTTAGTAAATCTTTCACACCAAACATTTACAGCCTTAAAATCTTCTGTATCTACTGCGACTACGCCATCCTGATCCCAGTCTTCAGTGTTTTGATGACACCACATATCCAGAATTTGAACATCTTTTCCTCCTGAAACAAAGACATGTCGTGATCCATGTCCAGTTCCCGAGGCAACATCATCAACTGTTGCCAATCCTTTTAGTCTGACGTAATCTGATAAAATAGTTATACCATCCATACCTATAGGAAATCGCAGAAGATATCCAGAAATAGTATATGGTGACACGAAATTAAACTTTCGGGGTCCTATTGCAGATGTGGAAGCAGAAATAACTACGCAAAAATCTTCGCTGGTATTAAAACCAGACACTACAACCGATCCACCCTGATCATTTGCACTGGTTGATGCTCTACATTCAAAAATAAGAGTTTTACCTTCAGCTACTAGATCCCTTCCATTATGTGCTTCTAGAGCCTCCCTCAGTGTTAAATAATCTGTCCCTGTGCCGGATCCACTATCTACAATAACATATTCCGTGCTGGGAGGCGGTGGAGGAGCCTCAGTAGTATAAGTAAAGGGCGCGTGCCAATAACTAACCTCGCCACCAAAATCTCCGGAAACCGATCTAGTTCTAACTCTCCACCTATATGTTGTTTCTGCATATGGAAGATTATAAGCATATGATGTTCCAGTAACCGTTTCATTGAAGATTATTCCATCATACCAGAGCGATCCTGTAATACAGATAATATCAAAATTCTTAATACCTGCCGTTGGTGATGTCGTCCAGGAAAATGTAACAGCAGATGTTCCTGTAGTCCCATTTGCCGGTGTTAACAGCTGTGGAACAGGTGGTTTGGGATCTTCTGCGGGTTCAGGAAGCGGACCTGGAGGTCCCCCTCCACCTCCAGGGATCGATGGAAATCCACCTTCTATACCTTCAGAAAAGAATTTTTCATCCCTTACTTCAACAAAATTCATAACAGCAAACTCAATGAATTTGGCTGGTTTGATAATAACATCAACATGAATTTCATTTCTATCTATTGCTTCCGGAGGATTATTAATCTCATTACAGATAACCTGATATTCATATATTCCTTGTTGACCACGTATATCTTCCAGATATGTTGATATCGCATCACTAATATTGCTTCTAACTAACCTGTCATTAGGTTCAAACATGTAGAAATATGAAATGTCTCTAACTGCTCTCTTCAAAACCGTATACAGTCTTCGAACATTGAGTCTGCTATATGCTGATTCTGAAACACCTAATGTCTTTTGTCCCCATACAGCAATACCACTACCTAACATAATTGGATTTATTCGGGCTTGATATAGAAGATCTTGCTGAGCACGGTTGGGATATATCTTCAATTCTTCAATATCATTCAACAATCCCCTATTCAATCCTGCTGGTGCAAACCAATGACCTGCCTGTTCGTCATTATATGCGAATGCTCCGGCAACATGTCCTGCTAGAGGAACCCACCGGTGTTTATCATTATATCTATCATATACCTTTCCCCAGTTACCATATAGTGCGGCATATGTAGTATTCAAGTTTAATGTATTTGCTGCCCAGTCAATCATTCCCTCGATAGATGTAACAACACTCAAGGGAACATCCAGTAAAGCAACTGCGTCACCCCTAGATCCTGCAAGCCCCGCAATATATCTCTTTACCGCAACCGATTTTCCACCATCAATAAACATATCAATTTCTACCGCAAGTTCATTTTGGTAAAAACCATAACAGGTTTGAATCATAGAATCAGAAACAGTTCCTGTTTCAGTCCCTCCGCCTAGATTTGAAAAGGTTCCAGCACCAGATATTGTGGCAGGCATTAGACCCGGATTATGTGAAACAGCTATATATTCCGACCTATTATTGATGTGATCAGGAATATACATAGCTTCATCCAGATGTGTTTTCTTTGTGGTAGTTGTGCTAACTAGCCACCGTTCAACTATCTTTTCTGTACCGTCTCCATCTGTAATAGATACAAGAATAAGAAGCTCATCACTGGCAGAAGGACCATATTCCACATCCCAATAATCAGGAACATTAACAGCCGAGGCAGCAGATGCAGGAACAGACGTCCACGCGGATGCTGGAATTACACCTACCCTAAAATCAGTGTTAGCATATGTTCCAGGGCCTCGTGCATGTATTCTTAACGCAACATTATCTGGTAATGATAAAGACCCTATTGTATCAAAATCTATACCCTCGCCTTGTGATCCAACAGTCTGAGCAGATGCGCTTGTTCCTGCAGAAGCTGTACCATATGCTGGAATATCAATATAAGCATATGTAGCATCTGCTGGCATTGCTCGGGCAACCCAAAGCTGATTACCATGCTTCAGATATCCTTCTGCAGCAAACCAGGATTCATAATTAGCAGAGGTTGCTGGACCATAATTATCATACAACTCTTGGAGAGATGTAATCAAACGAGTATTAGCATACCCCACCGGTCCTTTGTAGGCCTTAGGAATAACAATACAAGCAACAGAACTTCCAGCATTTTGTCCTATTGTTGCCAGAAATGTCTTCTTCGTTTTAACGTTTGGTGCAATTGTCATATTTTATCCTACGGGTATTCATCTATTTTTTCATATTCATACAATCTGCCTGCACCAGAGGCTGCTGATGCAGCAGAAATTCCAGACAAAGATAACGTACTATAGAGATTTGCGCTTCCTGACAATGCTCTAGATTCTATTATCTTATTATATATCTTAATGTAATGAATCAGGCCTGCAGTTGTTACGGGCTTCCAAAGCCAAGTTTGACAAGTAAAATCAATTCCCCATCGCAGAACCGGCTGATCTTCATCACCATAATCTAACTCAATTTCTGGTGCAGTGTTATTCTGCATTATCTTACAATTAACAATATTGTTCGTGATGGGTTCTTTGATGGAAACATACAAAAATGGTGCGGTCCATGTAAGAATCCTCTCTAATATTTGATTTAGATCTTCCTGATACGATGTCCAAATGGTAGTCTGATATATGATATCATAAGGAATTGGGGTCTTCAATGATGTAATGACTTCATCAGCTGATGTTGGATTTACAGGCATTTGATACTCATGCATATAATCATTAGCCCGTTCACGAGCATAATTGACGCTCTGGATAAAAACTGATATGATAGGCAGCTTGATATTCTTTCTAGTCTGCTCTGTCAGAAAATATTGAATCTTTTGTTTTGGAGCAAATTTAACACATACAGGCAAAGTACTCACTACTTCACCTGAGGCATTGTATCTGTTAATTACGATATCATTTAATGTATCTAGAAATTGAACAGTACAATCCCTTATAGTATTCCAATAAAATGATGTCTTCATTACTTCCAACCCTCTACACTGAGTTTCAACGAAGAAGCGATTTTCTCTGATTCATATTTTACTCTTGCCTTCATGACTCGCTTATCTTTTGCTTGGACACCAATAGAATCACTTCCTAACGGAACAAAGGTAATAGGCATCTGTAAGACAGCATCTAATTTAGGATTTTCGATAGGATCAACAATGTCAGCAGTTGCTTTCTTTCCAGCCCCACCATGTCTACCTGTAACTTTAATATATGGTGGATAAACACCATCTCCTGTATCCATCCAAGATTTAAGCAGATATTGTCTTGCCTCTTCCGGATCTCGTTTATTCAGAGATTTCAATGTTTTTAGAATTTGATCACGAACAGCTGTCATAATCGCTAGTCCAGCTTGTTTCGTTTTTGTTTGAATCTTTTCGTCAGACCTAATTGCTTCTTTTCTTTCTTTTCCCTGTTGGGGTAACTTATGTTTCTTTATGACCTGGTCTTCTTGTTTTTTTACGAATGAACGTATATCTGTACCAAGATCCTTATCAACAGTTCCTAGACCAGGATTCTTGAATGTAATCTCTATATTTTGTTTAGAGGATTTAGCTGAAATACCAAGAAATTTTCCATCTGCAAATTGTAAAAGAGTATCAGTAGGATTTTTCTTGGAATCTACCTTTGTCCCGACCGCCTTTGATAATATTCCTGGTCTTGCTGTCCACCAGGCTTTAGTTATCTTTCCTTTATATCCATTCGCCTTTGCCCATTTCATTATTTCCTTTACCATCGCCTGGGCACGTTCATCTTGTATATTATATGCCTCATCACCAATTTGTTCTTTTCTTTGTTTTAGTTGTTTCTTGGCTTCTCCGGAACCCTCAAATCCTGTCCATTTTCCACCGAGAGCATGATACCCAACAAGGATTTCGTTAACATCTGCCGCCAGAGTCTCAGCTGCCTCATGAATATTCTGTGCCCATTCCAAAAATTTAACTTTGAACATTCTTATCTCCTATTGTTGTAAGATGTCCGCGAAATGGAATGGACAAGGAAAGCCGCCTCAGGATTTTATTGATCAAACAAAAGACATCGTACAACAATAGGAGATAAGAATGTTCAAAGTTAAATTTTTGGAATGGGCACAGAATATTCATGAGGCAGCTGAGACTCTGGCGGCAGATGTT